CTTGCGGGGCCCAGGGCGCAGTGCAAACATCCAGTACCTATGGGTTCTACCCTGTTGGTACTGATGAGAGATTAATTTCTCTCAGACCTAAGGAGCTCTGTTGCCCTTGGCAGCGGCAGGTTATTCGATCAAATCCAGAGATCTACCGTTCTTACCGAGCGGAGGTCATCTGGAGTATAAGATCGAGTTTGCCGGCGGCTTTCCACCGCCTGACATTTCGGAGTATTCTAACTCCTTCAATGTCAGCCACTTACAAGGCTCTCAGATTACTGAGAGTGTAAACCATCCGGAATGGAGGAAAGTAGTTATTCCTCCTATTTCGGACGTTGGTGGTGACTTTACATCCCGTACAAAACGAGTGCTTGGCAAAGCAGACGTCAAGTACTTGTCGGGATCGCGAGTTGCTGGGAGCCAGACGATCACTGCTAATTACAGTGGTCCAATGTTCCCTTGCGATCCTTCGCTGATGCAGTACCCCGCGGGTCATACCCATGAGTCTTCTGACGAAGCACTCATGGCCCTCGGTACTACTGCGATAGCGAAGTGTAAGCCTACCAACGCCGTTGCGGACGCTTCAGTCTTCCTCGGCGAGTTACTCCATGAGGGTTTACCCCATATGCTTGGCTCGACACTTAAAACGTGGCGTGACAAGACTTTCTCTGCTCGGAAAGCAGCAGGAAGTGAGTATCTCGGTTACGAGTTCGGCTGGAAGCCTATTCAGCGAGACATAGGGAAATTTCTCTATGCCGTACGTCATGCTGAGGAAGTTCTTGCTCAGTATGAACGCGATGCTGGAAAGGTTGTCCGCAGGCGGTTTGAGTTTCCAACAGAATTAACCACTGTGTATAGCGACCTGGGATCGGCGGGGATTGCAATCACCGACGATGTTCAGGAGCTGCACAATGGTCCTAGGGGCAAGTGCTTGAAAACCCGTGTAACGGGCAAGCGTCAGTGGTTTTCCGGCGCATTTACGTACTATATACCGAAGGGATATTCATCCCGTGAGGTTATGGGCCGTAATGCGTTGGAGGCCAAGAAACTCTATGGCCTATCACTGACTCCAGAAACAGTCTGGAACTTAGCACCTTGGAGCTGGGCTGTCGATTGGGTATCCAATGCTGGAGATGTTGTATCTAATCTCTCAGATTGGGCCACCGACGGTCTGGTGTTGAAGCATGGGTATATCATGGAGACATCATTCCTCCGTGACACCTATGAATGGTACGGTCCAGTTAACTTCTGGACAAAAGAGTACCCCTCGACATTCACCGTAGAAAGCGTAAGCAAACTGCGGCGTCGAGCAACACCCTTTGGGTTTGGTCTCACCTTCGGGGACTTCAGTCCTCGTCAGTGGGCCATTGCCATTGCCCTTGGTTTGACCAAGTGGTGAGTGGCAGATGTTGTATCTGCGTCACAACGCCAACTATGGGGTCTAACCGGGCCCCTAGGAGAGATGCTCATGTCGTTCAGTGATCCGCTATCCGTTACCATTTCCGGTACGACGACCTCGCTTCCGCGCGTTAGCGTGGGGGACGATCAGTCGGAGTACCAGAGTGGCGACGGACTCATCGTCGTCTCCGCTAGCCATAACTATGGCAAGCGGTCGCGGCGAATGTTGCGAATCGATACGTCTAAGCTAACGGCAGATCCGTTTAAGCCGAGCGAGAACGTGAAGGTTTCGATGAGCCATTACATGGTCTTCGACCTTCCGCCCGCTGGCTTTACGGCTGCCGAGGCGCTCGCGGTGTACGCAGGCTTTAAGGGCCTGTATACCGCGAGCACAGACGCGATGGTTACCAAGCTCCTGGGTGGCGAAAGCTGATTAATGATCAGCAAAGTCAATCAGGTTGGAAGGTCAGACGAAGTTTTCTACTTCGTGTCCGTGAGGATACGAGGCAGGAAGCGACGCTGGTCCTTTCGTGCTCGGTAATTCTCGGCTTCGTAGACTATGCCTCAACAGCATAGCTCCCGTTTCCCTCACTCTCGGCAATCTAGTTCAGATCGTCGTGAGCTGGGAGGTAGGAGAAGCAGTGACGGTCAGCCGAAAACTACACTCACCAAGAAGGTGGCTGTAGCAATCGTCTTTC